GCCTCCGTAACCGTGTAACCCAGTGCCGGATTGGCAGAGGCCCAGCCGTCGCGATCTGTAATCTTGGCAAAGGGTGGAGCCGAATATTCATAAAAGCCAAAGGTCTCGGGAGGATTAGATAGCGCCCTCTCGCGTAAATCATTTAACACGGTACTAAACGCATCTCCTGCGTTCGACGTTAGTAGGGTCTGAGCGTTCGGCTTAGCTCGCGTGGTCGGAGTCGCGGCGCGATAGCCCTCTTCCGAGATCTCGCGTACTTCGTCAATATAGAGCAGCGATGCGGTACGTCCGCGAGAACCGTCTCTCGTAGCTGCGACCACATCCAAACGGTGGCCATTTTTTAGCTCAATAGATTCCGTGCCATTGGCAAAGCGGATCTGCTTGACCTGCCGGCTTAGCTCGTCGCTACCCTCGATGGCATAGGCCACTTGGCGGAATGTATCTAAGGCCATTGACCGGTTAGAGGACATAATGAGTACATTAGGGCTATCAAATAAGAACATATGACCGAGCATCATCATTCTGGCCAAATGGGTCTTACCTTGTTGTCTGGCGCACAGAACCAGGTTTGTTTTACGGATGAACATCCCGGCATCGTCTACGGTGGTCATATCCCGAATTACAAAATCCTGCCACGGCAGCAAGGGCAATCCAATACTTTCTGCTAGCTGTGCGATCTCATCGCCGCGAGTATGGCCCGTGAGATACGGACTATGTAATCGCGGTTCAGTAGCCCCCTTACGGGTCGTAATGGTCTGGTTCATATATTTACTAATCCTGTTCAATCTGGCCTACACACGGACCGGCTGGGACCGTACTGGTGGTTTTCGGGGAGGCATTGCTCGAAAAGGAAGGGGGGGTAGCCGTCCGGGCTAAAAAAACCGCCTGTGAACGTGAACCCTTGGCGCTATTACAACGCTTGCAGCAAGCGATCATATTCTCAAGACTAATGGGATCGCCCCCATTCTTAATACTTTGTATATGGTCTACCGTGGTGGCATCCTGCCCACAATACGCACAGGTCCATCCGTCTCTGTTAAGCACGACTAACCTTTGTGCTTTGTATTTCCTGGTTAATCTAGGGTCCTGCCTACCGTGCACCATTAGTAATGACCAGTCTTTCTATGGTGTGCCCAGGCATTACAGGCTGTCTCGTATCTGTGTTTGATATAACGAAGGCCTATGTCTATCTGACGATATGGATCACGCTCCTTCATACGAAGCATTTGCGGAATACCAAAGGCTGTTGATTTAGGATTATCAGCACGTGGATTCCACATTGACTCACGATTCCACAATAGCTCTAAACAGCGATATTCCTTTGAATCCATTAGTTTAAAGTGTGCGTATAACTTATAGTTATTTATGTCTTTTGGTGTGTTTATAGCTGAGGCTGGTGTTGTGCCTAATACACAGAGCGCACCCAATAGCACCAAACAGCGCCTGCGAGCTACACGCCTCAGCGGCTCGCCAGCGCGTATGGAGCGTATCGTATAGGTCAAGGACAATGCAATAATGTGGATAACTTTAACGGGCTGCCGGCGTGTTGTCCACAGGTTATTAGGGGTTGTGGATAACTTATTCATCGCACCCTACCTAACCCTGAACGGTTCAATGCAGCTACTGATTGATCGCCCATTGCGAACATAATGGTCAAATATTGAATCTGCGCAAAGTTATTACCACGTACGAACTTGAGCGCCGGGTCCATACACATAACGCCATCGGCTTGGTCCCAGGCCTGCTTAAACCAATTAGCCTTCGATGTAGGTACTAGGCATATGCCGTCACCGTGCTCTATGAACTTCTCGATCCATTTACGCGGTGACGAGTACGGCGGATTCATCCACACCGTACCCTCCCAAGGCGAAGCCAAGCCGTCATCGATAATCGTGTAGTGGCGTTTAGCCGGAATCCACGGAATACCGCCCTCAGGCGAGGCTACGTCTAAATCGAACTCAATACCTAACGCCTCGAATATATGCGCTGGTGTGTAGTAATCATCTGATGAGCCCGTATCGATCAGGTTATAGCCGAACTCCATATCTAAGGTTTCGCTCATTGATGGCCCCATCCGGTTCCTTTGAAGCTAATACCAGGCGCGTGGTGAACCTGGCGCATATGCGTACCACAGCACATAGGTGCCGATATCGATGTAATAGGTTGCTCTAGCTCGTAGCGTATGTTGCACATAACGCACTCATATTCATACATCGGCATCTTGGGACTCCATTAGACATACGCCCATAACCCCACATTTAGTACATTGAAGGGTTTTAACGTTAGGCGGCAGGTTGTCCGTAATAATCCGTTCGATCTGTTCGGTTATTTTCTTGCATTTACGGCACTCGTATTTATAAGTAGTCATTACGCCCTGCAATCGGCACAAAGCCACATTACGGTCTCGCCTGCCACGTCTCGTACGTTGAATCCACCCAGTCCTGTCTGCCAGCTTTTGCATTGATCGCAGTATTGAGCAGCTACCACGGTTATATTTCCGTCATCGTGGATCGTAGTTGCGTAGCCATCCTTAATAAATGTTAATTCGCCCATTATAGTTTTACCGCCTCGTCTATATGTAAATACGCGACTGACTTATCAACGGGTACGGTCTTGTTAAACGTCGATGCTGGCAGTTTTCGCGTGGTCCAAGTAACTTTTATTTTGCGTAGGTTGAACGCATATATGCCTTTCGGCGTTGAATTGATATAAAACGGCGTGAAGCCTAGTTTGTCCGCCTGTTGCACCAATGATTCGTGCTTGTCCTTTTCCAGGATTAGCTCGTCATAGTGTGTATGGCGGCACTTTAGCTCGATGATTAACCGATAGCCCTGGCTGGTCGCATCGATATATTCGAAGGCATCGCTACTCATTTCTAAGTCCTCTAAATAGCGTGTCTTGATGTAATCGAATAGCCCGGCCTCTGTAAACTCCTTGGCCATTTTTATACCTGTGGCTTCCACTTGCCATCGCTAGCGAGTACATACCAATTCGGGTTACATTGATTTGCCCGGTTTTTTTCCGTGCATTTGTAAGCGGCCCACGGCTTCCCAGTGGTCTTGGCTGTTCCCTCGGCCCAGATCATCGTGCCGTGCGGACAGCGCGGCGCTTCAGCTACTAATTGACCGCCTAGATTTGATGCAATATCGGTTATAGCTGTGGCCATTGTCGGAATGTCCTCTATGGCAGCCTTGGTGCTCCACGGGTCCGAATCGGCCGGTAGGACCTCGACCTTTTCCATATCCTGACGTGTAGGCCTTCCGGCATCGCTAGGACTCAACAGCCCGATCACGCGGCCGTAAGCGGAAGTGACAGTATCCTCTACCAGCCAGCGCTTCATATTGTTTGGTAGTGAGGCCACGTTGCCATATGCGTAATCCACGGCACTCGGTACGTGATCTTCGTATTCACGATAGGCCTCGGCCCGGATTAAAATTGTGCCCTTGGTTAAATCCATATCCTCGATAATGGCAACCAGTCTGCCTGTCGGATGCTCGGATCGAAAGCGTTTAATCCTGCTATTTACATCCTCGTAATTGTCTAAGAATCCCATTAGATTAGCTCCTTATCTTTCAGAGCCTGTGCTATTGCCCGGCCGCGAATAAACCCTTCGCCGTGCCCCTGGCGGTAACCGATTGAATACCCGATCACCATAAACATAAAGCCCATACCGCAAGCGGCAAGGCCTATTAATAGGTCCATACTGTTCATTGTTCGCCCTTTGTTAAGGCCGAGCAGCTACCAAACCGAGTAGCCCTCCCGGCGTTTGTAGTAACAGTATGAGGCCTACCACTGACAAAATGCAATTACCTGGCTAGGCGTGTCTCCAGTAATATTTCATAAATCTTGTCGATCTTTTGGTCCATACGCTCCTGCCGGGCCTCTATGTGGTCAATGCGACCGCGTAGGTTATGGCCGCCGTTACCATCAGGCTTTAACTCGGACAGGTAATACTTTACAAAATGACGGATAAGCCCAGCTCCCAGCCCCAAAATGGTACAACTCCCCAAAGTTATACCGACTACGAGCTGGACTTGTTCCATTACTTCTTTACCCCAAACTGACCTTCGGAAGGTTGAAGTGCTTTAAGTAATGGCCCGATTAGCCCAGCGATAAACGCATTGGCCAATACTTTAGGGTCCGATATTCCTGACATATACAACGCAGCTACGCTAGCGAGCGCAGCGCGACCGTAGGATTTAGCAGCGGCGAGTGCCTGTTCTTTCATTTGTTGCTCCTTAGTGCCCTTAAGGATTTTGGATAACTATAAACCTAAACTCTCGATTAAGGCTTTAGCCTTGGTCGGTGTCACATTAACCTCAAAGTGCATATCGTCTGGACGGCTCTTGAAATCGCCGCCCCATTTAAGACCGTATTTCTTTGCCAAGGCTCGAATCATCGGCACCTTTTCAGCCGGGAATGTATCGAATTTACCCAATGGATGTTTAGTCGCGTTTAGATCGATAGCCGTGCCGGATGAATGACACGAAAGGCGATCCGTTGATCCGCGCACCATACGAAAGGCATAACCCCAATCGTCAAGTGTTCCAGCATCGATAGGTTCTATTAGCTCGTGAAAGTCCGCAGCAAAGGCGGCCAAAAGCGGACCCACGCTTTCGGCACACCTTAGCTTCAATGAC